TGGCTGGCGTCGTCTTCACTGTTGACACATCCGAGCTGAATCAGCTCCACGTCCAGCTGAGCCGGATGATGGGTCAGTTCGAGTGGATCACCGCTCGGGCCATGACCAAGGCCGCGTACGCCTCCCGCGAGGCCATCAGGCGCGAGATCCTGCCGATGGTGCAGGGCGGGGCCACGCCGTGGACACAGCGTGGTCTCACGGTCCAGCCCAGGTTTGCCAAGCCTGATGAGCTGCGCATTCAGTCGGGCTTCCAATACGGCAACGGGAAGTTCACCGACTCAGCCTTCACCCGCAAGGCTGGCGGCGTGCCTGCTGGCCGCTACATGGGCACCAACGCAGGCGGTGGGGACAGAAGGCCTAAGGGCTTTGAGCTGGCGCTGAGGCGCTCTGGGCAGATTGGCAGGGGTGATTTCGTTGTGCCCCGGTCCCGATCGGGGGCACAGGATGCGAGGGGGAATATCTCGGGCGGGAAGTATCAGCAGATCCTCAGCCGTGTTCGTGCACTGCCTACCGGAATTGGCAACGCCCCTACCGGTGTTGGGAGTCGCGGTAGGTCGGGTAGGGCTAGGGCGTCCCTCGACTACTTCGTGGCTCGAGGGGACAGCGCTGGCATCAGCCGCTGGCAGCTGGGCACCAACCCTGTCCTCATTGCTGAGCGCGCTGGGCCTGGACCCAAGGGCGGCACGGGCAAGGGATCGGGCAAGCGTGGCAGGCCGAAGACTGTTGGCTACAAGCGTGGCTTCATCCCTGCGATGAGCATCGTGCCTGATGCGCCTAACTATGAGCGTCGATTTCCAATCCAATCTGTTGCGATGCGTGAGTACCGACGCGTGTTCCCCACTGCATGGCGCGATGGCTTCATTGTTGAAGCAAAGCGCAGACGTTGAGCTCAACAGCGTTCAGATTCCAACCAACCAACGGCCACACCCCCGACCCCCCGGGCCGACTGCGTTCTCAATAAGACGGCTTGATGATTCTCAACTGGGTGGGGCGCCGGGTCCTTCCGACCCCCTTATTTTGAGGGTGTATTCGTACTGCGGCTCACTCGTAGCGGGGGTTTCTGGCGGAGGTTACAGATTTGGCCGTAACCCGATGCAAATTCTCAACAAGCCGCCGACCCCAGACCCCCAAAACCCGCTCCACCACTGCAGAACCGCATCTGTAACCTGAGTTACAGCAACTCCCCACCCTATGCCCCGAAAGGCCTCGCAGCCGGTGATGCCGGACAAGCTGGAGCGCTGGCCGATCGATCGGCTGGTGCCCTACGAGCGCAACGCCAGGACCCACAGCCCTGAGCAAATTGCCCAGATCGCGGCCTCGATTCAGGAGTTCGGGTTCACCAACCCGATCCTGGTGGACGAGGACGCCGGTGTGATCGCCGGCCACGGTCGCCTGGCCGCCGCCCAATCTCTGGGCCTGCGCGAGGTGCCGGTGGTGGTGCTTGACCACCTGACGCCGACCCAGCGCCGCGCCTATGTCCTGGCGGACAACAAGCTGGCGCTGAATGCGGGGTGGGATGAGCAGATGCTGCAGCAGGAGATTGCGGCGCTCAGCCTGGTGGACTTTGACCTGTCCCTGATGGGTTGGTCGGATGATGAGCTGGCGGGGCTGCTGGACCCGGAGGGGATCGACGACGAGTCGAAGCCGCCCGAAGAGTTCGCCGAGGTTGACGACGACATTGAGACAGATCACCGCTGTCCATCGTGCGGCTACGAGTGGAGCGGCAAGACAAAATGACAAAGCCGCCTTACCGGGTGCCGTCAATGGCCGAGATCGAGGCCCTGCCGTGGAATGGCTACCGGGTTGCCTCGACCTTCAGCGGCTGCGGTGGCTCATGCCTGGGCTACCGAATGGCGGGCTACCGGGTGGTCTATGCCAACGAGTTCATCGAAGAAGCGCAGCGGACCTACAAGGCGAACCACCCGAACAGCTTTCTTGACACTCGGGACATCCGGCAGGTCAAGCCTGAAGACGTGCTTGAGAGGGCGGGCGTTGATCGCGGTGAGCTTGACCTTTTCGATGGCTCGCCACCATGCTCAGCCTTCTCAACTGCTGGCAAGCGTGAAGCGGGATGGGGCAAGGTCAAGGCTTACAGCGACAAGGCGCAGCGGGTTGATGATCTGTTCTTTGAGTATGTCCGTCTAATCGACGGGATCCGGCCGAAGGTCTTTGTGGCTGAGAACGTCAGCGGCCTGGTGAAGGGTACGGCAAAGGGATACTTCAAGCGGATCCTCGCGGCGCTTCGTGAGCCCGGCTATCGGGTGACCTGCCGAGTGCTTGACGCGCAGTGGCTCGGTGTTCCGCAGATGCGGCAGCGGACGATCTTCGTTGGCGTGCGGGATGACTTGGGAATTGAGCCGGTACACCCGGAGCCGCTTGGCTTCCGGTATTCGGTTCAGGATGCCTGTTCGCACATTGCCTACCAAGGCGATAACGGCGGCTTTGGCAAGGGTGGAATGAGACTAGCTAATCAGCCTTCGGGCTCTTTTGGTGCTGGGCTGACAACTGGTAACGGAATCTTTCCGCCCTCAGTTGTCTCCGATTTTGGCGCCTCACCTGTCAAAGATAATGAAACGGGGTATCCGCTAACAGTTCCTACGGCATCGAAAAGATCGGGAATGCTTGTCCGTCGAATGACACTACAAGAGCTTCGCCGGATCGGCGGCTTCCCCGATGACTTCAAGTTAACCGGTGAGTTCGCTCAACGCTGGGAGCGCATCGGCCGCGCCGTGCCACCTTTGATGATGGCCCGCATCGCTCAGACCATTGCCGACAAGATCCTCAGCAAGCTCTGATCATGGACATTCCTGCCAACTGGACCTTCGAGACCCCAGGCGTTGCCGCAGGCTTTGACCGACACGTCCGAGAGCAGCTCCCCTGGTATGACCTGGCGACAAACGCCATCACCCACATAGCGCGGCACTACATCCCAGATGGCGGGCTGGTCTACGACCTTGGCGCAGCTACCGGGAACATCGGGCGGGCAATCGCTCCGGTCCTTCAGGATCGAAACGCCCGATTGATCGGTGTCGAGCCGTCGGCGGAGATGGTGAAGCGCTACGAATCCCCCGGTGAGATTGTCTGCTCTAAAGCTGAGGATCACGACTACGAAGCTTTTGATCTTGCCGTGGTGTTCCTGACCCTGATGTTCATTGAGCCTAGGAAGCGTGTTTTATTGATGAACCGACTTCGCCATGCCTGCCGACCGGGCGGGGCGATAGTCGTCTTCGACAAGCTCGAACCAGCCGGCGGCTACCTCAGCACCGTCTTCTACCGGCTGACTCTCGCTGGCAAGCGTGCTGCGGGCGTCACATCTGAAGAGATCGTAGAAAAGGAGCTGAGCCTTTCCGGCGTGCAGCGACCGGTTGTCGAAAGTCAGCTCGGCGGCGCCGCTTACCTCTGGTTCAAGTTTGGGGACTTTGCCGGGTGGGTGATTGAGCGGCCAGCCGGCTCAACTGACCCCGCCTACTCATGAACCTAGAGGCCTACGCTAAGCACCGCAAGGCGCGTGGTCTCCGTGGCACCAGCCACGTGGCGGTGCTCAAGGCGATCGACACCGGCCGCCTCACCGAGCCTGCCGTGCGCAAGGTGAACGGCCGCTGGCAGATCGACGCGCCCCTAGCCGATGCGCAGTGGGCCGGCAACACCAGCAACATGCCCGACAGCGGCACCGAGCTGCCGGAGCCGCCTAACACCCGCCAGCCGCATCCTGAAGGCGGCGGGCCATCGCTAGCCCAGGCCAAGCGAGCGAAGGCGGTCTATGAGGCGGAGCTGACCCGGCTAGAGCTGCAGAAAACCAAGAAGGAGCTGATCAGCGCCGATGAGGTGCGCCAGGAAGCCAGCCGTCTCGGCCGCCAGGTCCGCGACCTGCTGCTGACTATCCCCGGCCGCAACGCCGCGAAGGTGGCCAGCATGCAGGACACTCAGGCGGTGCGTGATCTGCTGGAGGCCGAGATCACCAACGCGCTCAGGGGGCTGCAGCATGAGGCCGCTTGACGCTGCGACGATCTACCGCCAAGCCTTCATCGAGGCGCTACAGCCGCCGCTGGATCTGACCGTCAGCGAGTGGGCGGATCAGAACCGGATCCTGACCCGCCGCAGCAGCTCTGAGCCTGGCGGCTGGCGCACTGACCGGGCGCCGTATCTGCGCGAGCCGATGGATCTGCTCAGCCCCCGCGAGAAGCGCATCAAGCGGGTGGTGCTGATCTTCGGCAGCCAGACCGGCAAGACGGAGGTGGGCCTGAACTGGCTAGGCCGCACGATCGCGCTGGACCCGTCGCCGTTCCTGGCGATGTTCCCGACTGAGAGTTTCGCCAAGCGGCAGATCCGCCAGCGCCTCACTCCGCTGTTCACCGACACGCCGGCGGTAGCAGCGAAGCAGCTCAGCACCAAGAGCCGCGACGCGGCTAACGCCATGTTCCTGAAAGAGTTCCAGGGCGACATGCTGGTGAGCATCATCGGCGGCAACAGCGGCAGCGCAGCGCAGGGGATGCCGGCGCAGAACGTCTGGGCTGATGAGGTGTCATCCCTGCCGCTGGAGATGGATGACAAGGGCGACCCGCTCGAGAACGCCGAGGCCCGCCAGACCAACTTCCCCGACCGCAAGGGACTGATCACCAGCACCCCCGGCAGCCGCGGCGCCTGCCGGATCACCGCTGAGTTTGAGACCCGATCTGATCGCCGCCGCTATGCGGTGCTGATGCCCTGCTGCGGCGCCCACGCCATCATCGAATGGCAGCACATGGTTTGGGACACCAAGGACGGTGAGGTGTTCTGCGAGTGCCCTGCCTGTGGTGAGCGCGTTGCGCAGCACCACAAGAGCACCATGCTTGCCGGTGGGATCTGGCAGGCGACGGCCAAGGGTGACGGCGAGACGGCCGGATTTCACCTCCCCGGCTGGTACGCCCCCTATGGCTGGCTGAGCTGGGAGAAAATCCGCGATGAGTTCCTGCGGGCCAAGGGTGATCCCTTGCTCCTCAAGGGCTGGGTGAACAAGCGGGCCGCTGAGGCCTGGGAGGATGAGAGCCTGGCCAAGGTCACCGCCGACGGCTTGATGGCCCGGGTGGGCGGCTACGACCACGGCACCTGCCCGGCTGGCGTGCTGGCGGTGGTGATGGCCGTGGACGTGCAGGACTCCTGGCTGGAGGTGTCCGTGTGGGGCTACGGCAAGGGTGAGGAGGCCTGGCGGATCTGGCACCAGAAGATCGATGGCGACCCGGGACAGGATGAGGTGTGGGAACAGGTGACCACCATCCGCGAGATTGCCTGGCCCCGGGAAGGTGGCGGCACGATCAAGGCCGTGCATTGCGCGGTGGACACCGGTGGTCACTTCACCGGTGAGGCCTACGAATACTGCCGCCAGTACAGCCGTGAGGGTGTGGTTGCGATCAAGGGTTCAAGCCAGCGCGGCTCACCGGTGCTGGGCAAGCCCTCGAAACAGGACGTGACATTCCGCGGGCGCACGATCAAAAACGGCGTGACGCTCTACCTAGTGGGCACGCACGGCCTGAAGCGCACGATCTACAGCCGGCTGAAGATCGACGAGCCTGGCCCCGGCTGTGTTCACTTCGACAACGCCACCACAGAGGACTACCTGCAGGGCCTCACGTGTGAACGGCTGCAGCCGCGCTACGTCAAAGGGTTCCAGGTGCTGGAGTGGATCAAACCCAGCGGCGCCCGCAACGAACCGCTCGACTTGAAGGTGTACTCCATGGCGATGCTGGAGCTGCTGAAGCGGAAGTACAACCGGGCCACGATGTGGGAGCAGCTTGCCGCTCAACTGGCTGGGCCCGTGGCGCCGGCGGTGGTGGAACGCAAACGCGGCAGCTGGCTCAGTCGCTGATCCGTAGCCTGACCTAGGAGGTGTCGCCATGGCATTCACGCAGCAGCAGTACGACGACCTGGTAGCTGCGATTGCCGAGGGCGTTACCAGCGTCAGCAGCAACGGCCGGCAGGTGAGCTACCGGAACCTGACCGACATGATGAAACTCAAGGCGACCATGGAAGAGGAGCTCGGCCTCACCGGCGCCGGCCGCCGCCGGCATTACGCCAGCTTCCGGAGAGACTGAGCATGGCGCGCAAGCCGACCCGCGATCAGCTGGAGCTGGCGCTAAAGGATGCACAGAAACAGCTGGCCATCACCCACCTGCGGGCGTTCGAGTCGGCCAAGGAATCCAGGCGCACAGAGAACTGGTACACGCGCAATGGCGGGCCCAACGCCGACATCCGCACCGCCTGGCGGCTGCTGACGCGGCGGCATCAGGACCTGGTGGACTCCAACCCCTGGGCCAACCGGGCGGTGCGGGTGATCACCAACAACTGGGTAGGGGATGGCATCATCGGCAGCCCGCAGGGCGGCAGCCGCCGGTATGAGCAGGCCTGGAACGACTGGGCCGACTCGATTGAGTGCGACCACGCCGGGAAGCTGAACTGGTACGGCCTGCAGTCGCTGATCGCCCGCACCACCGCCGTGCGCGGCAGCTGCCTGATCCGCCGGCGGATGGATGAGCGTATGGCTGATCAGGGCCTGGTGGGCCTGCGGCTGCAGGTGCTGGAGCCGGACTTCTTGGACTTCAGCCGTGACGACGGCAGCCGGATCAAGTTCGGCCAGCAGTACGACCGCGACGGCCGGCTGGAGGGGTACTGGATCCGCCAGACCCACCCCGGCGAGACGGAATGGAACGGCGTGAAGATTCAGTCGGATTTCGTGCCGGCCAGCGAGATCATCCACACGTATGAGGTGAACCGCGCCGGCCAGGCGATCGGCGTGCCGTTCGGGTCGGCGGTGCTGCTGCACCTGCGGGACATCGATGACATCGCTCAGGCGATGCTGCTGAAGACGAAGATTGCGGCCTGTTTCACGGCGTTCGTGTACAGCAACGAGCCCAGCGACCTGGCCAGCACCACAGCGCTTACCGAGACACTGGAGCCTGGCGCGATCGAGATCCTGCCGGACGGGAAGCAGATCACCTTCGCCAACCCACCGCAGTCACCGGACTATGTGAGCCACCAGAAGCACCATCTCCACGCCGTCGCGGCTGGGTACGGCATCACCTTCGAAGCCCTGACCGGCATCCTGTCGGACGTGAACTTCAGCAGCGCCCGGATGGGGTGGCTGGAGTTCCACCGCAACGTCGCCGCCTGGCGCTGGAACGTCACCATCCCTCAGGTGCTGGACCCGGTGCATCGCTGGTTCAACGATGCCGCCCGGCTGTCCCAGGTGCGCGGCCCGCGCCGCATGATCTGGACCCCGCCCCGCCGCGAGCTGGTGGACCCGGCCAAGGAGATCACGGCGCTGATCGAGGGTGTGAAGGCTGGATTCATGAGCCTGTCCGAAGTGCAGCGCTCCCTTGGGTTCATCCCCGCCGAAGTGATAGCCGAGCTGGAGGCCGACATGGCCGACGCCAGACAGAAAGGCCTCGCCCTGAGCGTGGATGGAATGACGGCTGCAGCCGGGCGATCTGCTGCGGCTGTTGATACTGCAGAACCGGAAGCTCAGGAGTAACTCCGTAGCCTGAGGCATGGACCATCAACAGATCCAACGGATGGCGCTGCTGGCGCCGAACTCGTGGAACGAGGAAACTCGGACCGCGACGATCGTCATTTCGACGGACGCCGACGTTGGCGATGGGTTCCAGCTGCTCCACACCAACGAAGCGATCCGGTGGCCCAAGCGGCCGCTGCCGACGGACTACGACCACAAGCGCAGCTCAGACACGATCTGGGGCGCAGTCACCAATCTGTCTCTGCAGCGGAACGACGAAGGCATTACCGAGCTGATCGGTGAGGTGGTGGTGGACGGCCCCGCCGCTGCGATGGACATCGCTCTGCCGCGGCTGCGGACCGGCTCGGCCCGGTTCTCTGTGGATGCCCGGATCTACCGGCACCGCGAAGACCGCGCCAGCAACATGCTCATCGCCACCGACTGGGAGCCGAATCTGGTTTCTCTGGTGCCGATCGGGCAGGACACGCATGCCGTGATGCGCGGCGACCAACAGCACACGATCAATCCCGCTGATCCCCCGATGACCGAAGACCTCACCAAGGCCGGGGGTGACCCGGCGCCTATCGACGCTCAGCGCAGCGCCGATCCCTCCCCCCAACCCGCCCCCGTGGCCGCCGCAGATACCGAACTGCAGCGCACCGCCTCCGAACTCCGCCGCGAGCGCGATCTGCTCCGCCTCGGCCAGGACGCCGGCCTGACCGCCGAGCAGACTGACGAACTGATTCGCTCCGGCAAGACCGTTACCGAGTGCAGCCGCGAGGCCGTGCGCCTGATGCGCCTGCGCCTCGAAGGTGGCGACACCCGCGCCGCTGACGGCCCCGCCCCTCTGGGCCACCCCGCCCAGATCGCCGTTACCCGCGACGCTGGTGACACCCTGCTGCGCGGCATCAGCCTGGGCCTGGAGGCCCGCGTACGCCCCGGCGCCCTCAAGGGTGAGGATGCCGAGCTGGGCCGGGAGTTCCGCAGCTACACCCTGCTGGAGCTGGCCCGCCAGTATCTGGAGTCCCGCGGTACCAATACCCGCGGCATGAGCAAGAGCGAACTGGTGCAGCGTGGTTTCCACAGCACCAGCGATTTCCCGCTGCTGTTCTCCAACCTGGCCGGCAAGACCTTGGACGCCGCCTATGCCGAGGAGCCCCACACCTGGCGGCCGATCGCACGGCAGCGGAACCTGCCCGACTTCAAGAACGCCAACGACCTGATCGTGGCCGGTGCGCTCACTCCTGAGGCACTTCTTGAAGGTGGCGAGTACAAGGCCGGCACCCTGGTCGAAGGTCAGCACACCTGGAAGCTGGCCACCTACGCCCGCAAGGTGACGGTGACCCGCCAGGCGATCATCAACGATGACCTGAGCGCCCTGGAACGAGTTCCTGAGATGCTCGGCCGCGGATTCCGCCGCCTTGAGAGCAACATCATCTGGGGCCTGATCACCGGCAACGCTGTCACCAGCGTGGACAATGTGGCGCTGTTCAATGCAGCCCACAACAACATGGGCGGCGCTGGCGGCCTGACCATCTCCACCACGGGGATGAACACCGCCAAGAAGGCGATGCGCAAGCAAACCGACCTGGCCGGCAACACCATCAATCTCACGCCTTCGTATCTGATGGTGCCCACGGACTTGGAGGCCACCGCCATCCAGTTCCTGTTCCCGACCGGTTACGCCCCGGCCGCTCGCACCGGCGACAACGGCCCGGCGGTGAACGCCCAGATGAACGGCATCGAGCTGATCGTTGAGCCTCGCCTCGACGGTGCCGCCGATGTGTGGTATCTGGCCGCCAGCCCCGGTTCTGTCGAGGGCATTGTGTTCGGTTACCTGGCCGGCGAAGAAGGGCCGACTGTGACGACGAACGAGAAGCGCGACCCCGATGGTGTGGAACTGCTGGCCCGATTTGACTTCGGCGCTGCGGTGAAGGACTTCCGCGGGTTCTACCGCTCCAAGAACGTCTGATCCCAACCCTGACCCCTTCGCATTGATCCCATGAAGAACTACGTCCAAGACGGCAAGTACATCGAGTTCACCGCCGGCGCCACCATCACCAGCGGCCAGCTGGTGCAGGTGGGTGATCTCCACGGCGTGGCCGTGACCGACGTGGCCAATGGCGCCACCGGCATCCTGG